ATGATTGGAGATTGGGGGAGGAACTATGAGAGATACAAACCTCGTAAATGCGCTGCGTGAGCACGCAGAATGGGCACGGGCAAATGAGTGGGAAACGCCAATCACGCAGGCAGAACTGGACAAGTCACGGGCAGCCGGGGCAGAGTGGAACAGGCGGAATGGAATCAAACTGAAAGGGAGGGAATGTGATGGAAAATGTTAATTGCCTGCGTTGCCGCTTTAGGCATGAGGATAACGGGAACTGTACTGCGGTCGGCGGGTTCTGCACGGCGGTCCCGGCGGCGCACTGCCCGCTGCTGCGTCAGTATTTAGACACGGGCATGACGCCAGAAGCGTTTCAATCTTATGTGGTGTTTCTTCAGGATTTGATCGGAGACCAAAAAGCCAGTGAGGCACTGGACAGGTTCCGCCAGTTGGTCAAAGCCGACAGAGACGGTCGGCTGGCTGTGCTGCCGTGCAAGGACTGGCTCGAGGTTGTCTTTGGGGATCAAGTTTTATTTTGGGGAATTGATAAAGACTACGTAGAGCAACCGATCAGGGAAATTTCATTGGATGACGCAGAACGGGTCGGATGGTATGACGGCTATAAAACCGTATTCCTGAAGGGGACTGACGAAAACGGCGAAGCATGGGAGTTTTATCCAGAGGAAATCGGCAAGACTGTGTTTCTCACCCGCGAGGCGGCGGAGAAAGTATTGGAGGCGATGAAGGATGAATGACTTAAAACCGTGCCCGTTCTGCGGCGGTAAAGTTAGCCTTGTTCTGTGTGATGACGAAGGAAATCTGCATGATGAGTCATATAGAGAACATCCCTATAGTGGGCTTGGCTTCATGCTTCACCACGCTCACGAGGAAAACCCGGAATGCCCGATTGCAAGCTATGAGTGCGATGGCGGGATTTTGGGTGGTGTGCATATTTACGACATGGAAGAACAAGCCGCTGAGGCGTGGAACAAGAGGGCTGAGGTGGTGCATGGGCGGTGGGAAATGAGGCCCACTGGGATGGTGACCGATACCGGCCCGGAATACAAGGCGTACTGTACTGTTTGTAATGAGCCAAACAAGCAGTATCAGCCGCCATTCTGCCCCCACTGCGGGGCGAAGATGGACGGAGGTGCTGACCATGGCTGAATATAAAATCTGCTTTAGCGTGGCTGGGGCGTTTGGTGCTCAAATCAGATTTGAAGCAAAACCCGGCGTATCCTATGAGGACGCTGCGGCGGCCCTTGACAAAGACAAACTGGCGAAGCTGATATGCCTCGACACCTTGGGCTACTCCGCAAAGGATATTGAGATTATCACGCCGGAACAGTACGAGGCAGAATTTGGAGGGGATGAGGATGGCTGAATGCATTGAGAGGGAAGCGACAATTAAGCGCATCAAAGAAGTTTATTGCGTAGACTGCAACAGCTACAACGGAGTAAGATGCCGTGCGTGTGGTACAGGTGACGCAATCGACATGATCGAAGACGCCCCCATCGTAGACGCAGAGGTTGTGGTGCGCTGCAAGGACTGCTATCAATCAGTGGTGATCGGAGATGTCCTGTACTGCACCTATTGGAGCAAGAACACGGACGAAAACGGATATTGCCACGAGGGAGGATAAGCCAATGGCTGAATACATCAAGCAAGATGCGGCGATTCGCGAGATAGAGCAAATAAATCCTGTTGACTATGGTGCTATGTGGGACTATGAAGCTCATCATTGGGCAGGAGAATGTCTAAGAGACTGCAAAGAGGCGATTGATAGTATTCCCACCGCTGACGTGGCCCCAATCGAAGCGCTGGAGCGCCTGCGGGACGAGATGTGCGCGCAGGACCTAATCACCATGGAGGGGCTGAAACGGCTAAACACGCTGATTTGGAAATACACAACGGTGCATGACGGAGGTGCTGACCATGAGGACGATTGATGTTGATGATTTGGGTGTAGGCCGGTGCAGCAAAGATGTTCTCCCTGCGGCGTATTGTGCTGGTTGGAACGGCTTACTTGGCTTGATTGAAAAAGCCCCCACCGTGGATGCCGTGATCGTGACACGGTGCAAGGACTGTGTACACTATGATTTTGGCGTATGCCTGAAAATCTACTCGGACGGCAACGTGCATCCAGAGGCGTGGCAGAGCCGCAAACCGGAGGACTTCTGCTCCTATGGCGAGAGAAAGGACGGCGGGGATGGCTGACCGCCAGCCGTCCCACGCAACAAAAGGAGGTAAGCTATGGAGGATCGGGACAAAAAACTGCTGAAAGCCTACGCAGCGCACAACATGAACGTGAGGGAGACCGGCAATGTGGTGTATCTGCACTACAACTCCATCCGCTACCGCTTTCGGCTCATTCAGCGGGAAACCGGGCTGAACCCACGGAATTTTTACGATCTGGAAAAGCTGTTAGCCATGATAGACGCGCAGGGGTCTTGACCCCCTGCATCGGTAGGTCAAAGGGGAGGGGCACTTTATAAAGGAGGCCCAATATGAAATACCGATACACCGTCCAGCAGCTCCAAAAAATGGAGCAGTGCCGCTATCTCACCGACCGGGAGCGGCGCGTGTTCAATCTTGTTTGCCGCCGTGGCTGGGCGATCGAAGATGCGGCGGCAGAGCTGTACCTGTCCCGTTCCTCCGTGAACGCCTGTCTACACTCCATCCGGGATAAAGCAGGCATCTCCCGCCCAAACAAAAAGCATCTCTAAACCATGACAAGCGGTGTCCTGTGGTACGGTAACCATAGAGCACCGCTTGTTTTGCGCGCGGAAACAGGGGGTGTATTTTTAGAGAAGGAGGAATCTCTCTATGGCTGAATTTGCAAGCAAGGGCGTCGCAGGCACTGCTCTCGGCACCGGCATTGCCGGTCTGTCTCTGGGCGTCCTGAACTCTCTGGGCGGTCTCGGCGGGATGCTGCTGGGCAATCGCGTCATCCCCTTTGCCGCTGGTATGGCGGCGGAGGCCGGATGCAGCGAGAACCACACGGTCAACCGCTACGAGCTGTCCATGGTGCAGGAGAACGCCAAACTCCGCAGCGACATTGCCCTGCGGGATGCCAACACCTACCAGGACCAGAAGATGTTGGAGATGTACAAGTACATCGACGGCAAGCTGGGCGAGGTGCATGGTGCGCTGGCTTCTCAGGCGGTCAACAATCAGGCCACCAAGGACAGCTTCCAGCTGTTGCAGGAGCGTATGGACTGCTGCAAGAACGAGCTGTGCGGGGCCATTTCCCGGGAGCGTGACGAGCGGAAGTGCGCTGACAACACCATCGTAACTTACACGAACGCCACCTTTTATCCCAAAATGGTCGCGGACATCACCACCGGCACCGGCACCACGCCCCAGTCCACCTATAACCCCCTCCCCGTCTCCACCTGCGGCTGCAACTGCGGTCGCTAAGAGGCAAAGAGGGAAGAAGAGAGGGGCATAGCGCCCCTCTCTCCCGTCATTGGAGGAATCTATGGTAACATTGGAACAGATCAAGCAGGGCGCCGCCCGCTATGTGGATGAGGAATTTACCGGCAAGCTCACCGGCTGGCAGAAATGGGCCGTTGGCGCCGGGGCTGCTATGGCCCTTGGCAATCTGGACGCCAGCCTTTCCGCCATCCGGGAGCACCCCGCCATGAAGGCCCTCGGCGTCTTTGACGAGGCGGGGAACGTAGATATTGACAAGATCTACGCCTGTCTGAAAAACGAAGCCGCCAAAGGCCCCGTCACTACCAATATCCCCCTGATCGGGAATGTCACGCTGAATGAAGGGGATGTGGATAAGCTCTACACCCTTATCAAACAGAGTTAGGAGGCTCTTATGTACGAGATCAAACACTTGGCCGAAGAGATCCGGGAAGAACTGGACGATGCCGAGAAGTACGCCCGGGAGGCCGTCAAGCACGCCGGGGAGGACCCGGAGGACGCCAGCACCTACGCCGACCTCAGCCGTCAGGAGCTGGGCCACGCCAATCGGCTCCACGAAATGGCCGTTCGCCATATCGAAAAGGCGAAGGACGCCGGTCACCATCCCACGGAGGCCATGCAGGCCGTATGGGACTGGGAGCATGAACGGATGCTGGACCGCGCCGCCCATGTGAAAACGCTCCTGTCCATGATGTGAAAGCCAAACAAAACACCCCCGCCGGATGGCGAGGGTGTTTTCTTATTTGTAGGGGTTCTTGGCGTTGGTGGTGCAGATAATATCCCACAAATCCGCCCGGTTTTCCTGACCGGCAAGGGCGGCGCTGGCTTCCGCCTTGCTGATTGTTCCATTGCCGTTTGTATCGGCCTTGTCTTTCATGGAGAAATACTCCTTGGGGGAAAGTCCGGCATCATGCGCCTGCTTTACCTTCTCGTAGGCTTTCCCGCTCATTTTCTCGCTGCCGTACTTCTGGTACAGGGCCAGAAATTCTCCGGTGGATACGCCAATGTCCCGCTTGGACGTTTTGGCGTTATCAATCCACTTGTCGCTGGGCTCATACTTGGGGTCCACCTGCTGACGGGCTGTCTCACGCGCATATTTATACACGTTCTGGATATAGTACGACTTTTCGCTGTCGCTCATGGACTTGTAGGCGGGCAGCTTCACCGCCGCCTCCACCAGCTCCTTCCGCGTCTGACCCATGGCCTTGGCGTACCGGGTGTATTCCTCGCCGGTCAGGGTCCGGGTCTCGCCCCTCACCGTATAGGACTTTTCCGCCGCCGCCGGATAAACGGTGCTGTCTCCGGTGGCCTTCGCCAGCCGCCGGATCTCCTGCGTGGCGGGGCTGTTGTCCTGCGTCTTCAGGAAGCCGGGGGAGAGGAAAGACTGGAACACCCGCTCCGGTGCGGAGCCGTTGGAGACCTCGTTGCCCCACATATCCACCATGGGTTGAAGCTGATTCCGCGCGCCGGGTACCTTCTTCGCCGCCCCCTGCAAGAAATAGTTCACGTCAGAGGCTACCTGCCCGGAACCCTCTTCCACATAGCTTTTGCGCACCGTATCATCAAATACGGAGGCAACCTTGCTTCCGATGGTGGGGATATACTGTCCGGCGTAGCTGCTGGCCGCCTTGCTGATAAGATATGCCCCCGGATCATCCGCATAACTCCAATAGGAGATCAGATCATTCAGGGCGGACAGCATGGAGGTCTCCCAAATAACGCTGCCGATATTCTTTATAGCGTCTACGAAAGAAACAAATGTCCCGCCGCCCTTTTCATAGGATTTTTCGCTGGCAGCGCCCGCGAACAGGGGCATTGCCGCAGGAAGCGCCCAGTCCAATGTATAGGACTTGTCCCCGATCTGAATAGCATAATCCTGCCCGCCCATGGCCTTTTCAAAGGATTCCTCATTGTCATCGTCACCGGCTCGAACGTGGAGAAGCCCCTCCGCCGCCAGATAAGCACCCAGTGCAAAAATGCCGGTTCCGGTGAGGCCGGATGCAAGGGAATCCACGGCGTCCGCCGCCGTGCATTTCCCGGATTTCACATCAAACAGGGCTTCTTTGATGCCCTTGCCCAGTCCGATGGGGCTGTAATCAAGGCCCGTGGTCAGGATGTTGGCCGGGGTCTTGCGGAAGGGGAGAAGCGCATCGGTGACAAAACTTAGACCGCGCTCAGCAATATTGTCGCTCGCATCATACCGTCCTCGCTTAGACAGCATCTCGGAAAGCGCCGTGGTGTTGCGGTAAGTGGCCTTCTGCGCTTCCTCAATGGCGTAGGCCCGTGCCGCCTCCACATCTGCGGCTCTGGTCCCCGCGTGGGCCTCTGCCGCCGTGACCCCCTTGGCTTGCAGCGCCTGAGCGAAGCTGTCTACATAAGCCGCACGGTTGAAGATTGCGTCCTCATAATCAAGGGCGCGGCTGTTCAGGTCTCCGATGCCCTGCACGGCACGGGAGAGAACGTCCTCCCCCTTGAACATCTTCCGCTTACTCTGGATCTCCCGCTCAATGCCTGCCGCCGTGGCGTCAGAATACTTCCCGCTGCCCATAGCCGCGCTCTGGTCTGTCTCATACTGGCCCTTGGCAAAGGCTTTCAGATCCTTGTCAACATTCACGGCCTTTGTCCGCTGAGAGGGGTCCTTGATGACCGCCCGCTCGATTGCGGTTCCGATGCCATTCTTGATCTTCCGTGCACCCATCTGAATGGCGTTGCCCATGATGTTGCGGATGTGGGTGGTGGGGTTAGTCAGCATGGAGGTATACCGCCAGAAATTGGCCTTCTCCCGGAACGTGCTGGGGATCTGGTCTGCAATGGAGGTGGTGATGGCGTCCCACGCCGCCGCCCGCTCCGCGTCCGTCTCCGCCATCAGGTAGTTGGTGGCCAGCTCGTCAGAGAGGGTGAAGCCCGTTACCTTGTCGATGTAGTCCACCCGTGCGCTTTCCACGTCTCCGCTGTCGGGGGTGCTCTGCCGGGGTGCCCGGTTCTGCCGTGCCGCCCGGTCATTCATTCGGTCTACCAGCCGCCGCAGCGTCAGCAGACGGCCCTCCGGCGTCAACCGATTCATCAGGTTCATGGCCTGCACCATCTGTGCGCTGTCATGGGCCGCGTCCGCAATGGCCGTTGCCAGCTCAAAGGCGGCCTTGTGGTCTCCCTCGGAAATGGCAAGGTTGTAGGCGCTAATAGCCTCGGCGGTGTCCGCCTTGGTGATCCGCTGTCCCAGCTCCGCCTTGGCAATGAAGCTGTTCGCCACCTCGCGCCAACCGTCCCGCGCGATCTTGGCCTGCGCCTGCTGCACGGCGCCCCGGTCCGTCACCACGTCATAGTCGAACGCGCCGCCTGCAATGGCGTTTTCATACACGGTTGCCATCTCCGGGGAGGTGAGAGGGCTGTTGAGAATGGTGGAGACCGTTTTCTCCACATTCCGTCCGGTGTCAGGGTTCACAACAGGCACTTCGGAGGGTGCCCGCCGCTGGTCATTCTGCACCCGCTCCGCGCTGTTTGGGTTGACCGGGTAAAACTCCTCACTCTTGGCCTGCATGGTATCAAAGGGCGTGTTCACCGCACCCGCCACGGCGTCTCCCGGCGTGTCGAAAACATCCACATCCTCTAAGCCACGGCCCCGCGCTTGCTCGCCCGCACCCAGAATGCTCTGCTTGGCGGTGAGATACCCGCTGTTGGGTCCCACCTGTTCGCCGGTCATGGTGGTGTAGCCGTTAGAGAGCATATCGTCCAGGATCAGCTCCACCCGCTTGGCTGCCGCCACGTTCTCCTGCCCCTGATCGGTGATGATCCGCTGGGCTGCGTCGATAATGGCGTCACGGGAAAGCCCGGTTTCATCCATGGCCTGACGCAGGTGGGGCGAGGTCTGCGCCGCCTGCTGGACGGCGTTGCCCTCCATAGTACGCTCGTAACGGCGGCTCATGGGCTGCTGGAGGGAGAGGTCTGCATCCGCGATCAGGGCGTTGGCCGCTTCCTGATAGTAGTGGTGCAGCTCCGGGTGGTCGAACTGGAAGGCGTTTATGTCTTTTCCGCCCACCGTCTCCATCCGCCGCCGGTCGATGTGCTGCTCCGGGTCGATCTGGAACACCTTGCCGGTGGCGTCCATGCCCACGGTTCCGGCTTCATTGGCCTGATATATGGCGTTTTGCTGCTCCGGCGTCATGGCATCCATATCCGCCCGTTTCTTCCCAAACAGAACCTCAGAGAGAATATCCCGGTTGCTTTTTGCTTCTGCCTGTGATATATTGTTCTTAGCGAGGATGTCATCAGCCATCGCCTTGGGGAATTGTACCCCATTGGAAAGAAGCTGATGGACGTCCTCGTTGTTTTTTGTGTAGAGTACATTGCTGTCCGCTTCTCCAAGATAGCTTTGCATGTGGCCTGTCTGGTAAGCGCTGGCAATTCTATTTTCCACACTGATTGCTCCCTGCTTGTCCAGATGCAGCGGGACAATAATGCTCTTGTCGCCGTCTTTCCACGCGGTCAGCAGCACAATGCTGCTTGGCTGTGTGTTCGACTTCAAAATCGCAACTGGGTTTTCGATTTGATAGGGGAGCTGCTTTAGAACAGACATACCCAAATTATGTTTGCCGCCCATATACCCTTCCGGGTATGCGATTTTATAAGCTGCATCTTGCGTCATTGTCATCTGAAGCGGGTTTGCCCCGTAACGGGTCAAAAGCTCCGGCGTGTCCCCAACAGACAGCAATTTGCCGCTTGGATAGTCTCCCGAAAAAACCTTGTCAATATCGCTTCGATACCGCAGCATATTGTCCGTGCTCGTCAGCCTGCCCGCCGTCTCCACACCGGGGACGGCGTTTTGCGTGCCCTCTGCGGCGTTTGCGGGGTTGGGGGTATCAATACCCTCCCGCACATCCGGGCGTGCCTCCTGCGTAGGCTGTGCGTCCGCCTGACTGCTTCCACGCTGTCGGATAACGTCAACGCCTGCGCCGATGCCGCCCATGGCCGCACCCACCGCCGCGTCATACAGTGCCTCGCTGAGATCGAACCGGGCAGAGGGGTCATAGGTGGCCCGCTGCAAGATGGGCTGGAAAATATCCTCGATAAATTCCTCACCGCCCTCGGAGATCATGGAGAGGGCCACACGGCCCGCCGCGCTGTTGTTCAGCTTGGCAAGCGCGCCGCTGATGGCGTTATCCAGAACACCGCCGCCGAACGCCTTCTTGAAGGGGCTTGCCACGTTGCTGATCTTCTCCGTGGCAAGGCTCAAAGCGCCGCTCCCCAGTCCGTAGGCAAGCTGCTGGCCATAGGTGGCCCCGGCCTGTCTGGCCCGCTGGGCGCTGCTCCCGGCGGAACGGGCCGTCATCAGGGCAAGACCGGCACCGGGGATCACGGCGCTGGCCGCCACGTCCCCCGCCATCTGCACACCCTGCACACCCAGATCCACAGCGAACTGGCCCACTGGCCCCAGCCCTTTCTTGGCCTGCGCCACGTCCGCAGCGGAGCTTTGGGACAGACGGTCTGCCGTCTGATACGCCTTGTCCGCCACTGCCTTGTCGGACCGCTCCACCGCCTTGGTGTAGCCCTCGTGGGCCGCGATGCGGCGTTTTGCGGCAGAGAGGTAGCTCTGCACCTGTTTCACGTCCGCCGCCGTCATGGCCTTGCCGTTGGCCCACTTCACATCCCGGAGCATCTTCTCATACCGCTTCACCGCGTCATGGTCGCTTTGCAGGGAATCCCCGGCGTTCTGGTTGGCGATCCGGGTATTCAGCTTCCCGGCCCCCTCTGCCAGCACACCGCCCAGATTCGCGTAGGCGGAACCGGCAGACTTCGCTGCACCGGAGATCCCCTTCCCCACGCGCCCGTTATCCAGAGAGGGGGGCGTGGTGCCGCCGGTCCGCACGTCTGCCAGCAGGCGGCTGTTGGGTCGGCTGTTCCCAACGCTGGCGTTCTCCATGGGCCGGGGGGAGACAGAAGGCGTAACGGCCCTCGTCTCCTTGGCCTTCTGCGTTTCCATCCGCTTACCATAGGCTACAAGGTCCGGCATCCGAGCGCCGCCGCTGTTATTCTGTGTTTTGTTGACCCGCTCGCCGTAAGCGATCAGATCCGGCATTTTTACCGCCATCGTATAGCCTCCTTATCCAAACATCGCGGAGAGTTCTTTCTGCTGCGCCTCTGTCAGGCTGTTCCAGTTGGATTTCAGGTATCTCTGCGCCTTTGCGTAGTTTCCCTGAGACATATAGCCCGTGATCGTTCTGCGGATGTTCCCGTAGTTGCTGCTGCCGCTTTTGCCGCCCTGATACTTCGCCCATGCCTGGTCAGCCGTCAGGCCGCCTGCGGCCTTCTTGGAGTTGGTGCCCCACTTGCCGTCCTGAGACACGCCGTAATATTTCTGGAGCTGCTTCACCTGCTGATTGGTCAGGGAGCCATTGGAGTAGCTTCCCTTCTTTTTGCCTGTGCTGCCGCCGCCGGAGGACCCGCCGGACGTCAGCTTTCCGGTGCCGTACAGGGAATCGTAGGCCCCCTGCCCATAGTAGTAATCGAAGGCAGAGATCACGTCATCCGTCACGATACCGTTTTTCAGCGCGGACTGCACCTGACTGGCCGTCAGATTAGGCTTTACCACAGCCGCCGTGCCGGAGCCGCCGGAAGCGGAGCCGCCAGTCTGCCCGCCGTACTTGGCGTAGAGATTCTGTTGCCGGACGTATTCCTCATACAAGGCGTTTGCCAGCTCCGCGTCTCCCGTTGCCTCTGCCTTGGCAATGGCATTTCGGTACTCCGTGTCAAGCTGGCTCCGCTGGAGGTCGATAGCCGCCGTCTTTTCCGCCTGCTCCCGGTCGATCTGGGAGAGGTTCTGCTGAAGCACGACGTCCTGTGCCAGCGCCGCCTGTCCGGTGGTGCCGGTGTTCAGGCCGTTGGCCACCGCCATCTCCTGAAACGCGCCCCGGCTCAAAGCATTCTGGTTGGCCGCGCTGTTCCGGGCAATGTCATAAACCGGCGCGATCTGCGCACGGCTGGCATCCAGTGTGGCGGTGTTCTGCTCGTAAGCGGATTTCAGCGCCGCCAGCTCTGCTGCCACCTTCTTGGCGTACAGCTCTTTCAGATAGTCGCTGCCGTCCCCAATGTCAAAGCTCGTGCCGGTCTGCGCCGTGAAATTGCTCGCCGGGGTGTCGCCTGCGTTGATGTCCGTGACCCGCTGCTGGCTGTATGCCGGTGTGCCATAGCCGGAGGTTCCGGCCTGTACGCCGCCATTCTCCGCCAGATAGTCCCCGAAAGACTGTACCTTGCCGTTTACCTGTGCAGAGGGGGAGGTGTCCGTCCCCATGAGATAGCGGTAGTAGGCCAGCTCTGCGCTTTCCGGGCTGACATCCAGACCCAGCCGCCGCCGCAGATCATTCACGGAGGAGAGAGCGCCGCTGTCCGTTACATAGCCGTTCTTGTCGATGGTGTAGCCGTACCCGGCGCGGATAGCGTTTGCCGCTTGGTTCGCCTGATCTCCGGTGATCTCGCCCCGCTGAAGCCGGTTGCGGATGTCCTGAATCTTGGAGCGGTCCAGTGCGGACATCATCTCGTTGTCTGTCCATGCGCCGCTCTTGCCGTAGCTGCCGTTCCCGGCGTTGATGTCCTGATGGGGGGTGTAGTCCGCCACGCCCTTCACAGCCTTCTTTGCGTAGCCATTCTCATCGTAAAACACGGTGTAGCCGTTGGAAACGGAATATCCCCCGGCCAGATCGGGCCGTCTGCTCATATCCGCGCCGCCGGTCATCTTCTTCCAATAATTTGCCTGATCCGTGGGCTGCAAATTGGCCGCGCCGTAAATTCCCGGCGTGGTATAGCCGCCGGTGCCGTAGCCGGGGCCTTTTATATAAGGTGTCCCACCGGTTGCCGCCTGAGAGCTGCCGCCGGAGCTGCTGTTGCCCCTGCGGTTGCCGCCCTTGTCATAGGTCTGACTGTACGTCTTGTCGGAGCCGATCATGTTCGGTTCCCTGCCACCGTACTTGTCAGCGATTTTATTTTCGCGCTCCTTGGTCAGTCGGTCCCGCTCGGAAGCCGACAGATCCGTTCTCTGAAGCTCCTTGGAGTAGTCTTTGTTTTTATCGTAGTAGCCTGCCATATTTGGTCCTCCTTATCCGTTCCAGTCGGCCCGGACCTCCCGCACGTCGATGTGGGTGAAGCCCTTCTGACTGTATACTCCCACGCCGCCCCAGTCGGGCATGAGTTCTCTTGCGTAGGCTGCCACCGCCGCCGGGGTCTTGCCCCGTACCACAATGTCAGCCGCCGTGCCGTAGCAATGCTGGGAGTGCTCCGCACCGTTTATCTGCTTGTTATACTGGGGCGTCCGGTAGGCGCTGTGAATGATCACCGGAACGCCGAAGTGGCTGCGGATGCTCTGCAAAACCATCACCAGCCGGGGCGCTATCAGTACGGCATCGGAGCCGTCCTTGCAGGCAAATTCCTTCACTTTGAAATGGGTGGACAGCTTCTTGCCGCCGTCCTTCGCCTTGGAATAGGCGTTGATCTCTACCATAGGTTTTTCTCCTTCCGGCTCACACGCATCCCCGCTTTTCTTTTTCCAGACGAGGAAGAACGGGATTACCCGCCCGTCACCGGTGAATCCCTTGCCTGTCGAATCCATGAAGCAGGTAGACCCGCCGCCGTCCATCATAATGGCGTTGTCCCAGCCGGACGCGGCCAGCAGGTCCCGGAGCTGTTCCGGTGTCCGCCGATCCTTGCTCACATAGTAGGCGAACCGCCCGTTCTTGGTGCCGATGGCCGTTCGTGGCGCACGGTAGCGCATATCCGCTCCGCAGGTGACGGGGTAGATCTTCTTCCCGCCGATGATGAGGTGGACGCACTCCATGTAGTTTGCGTCCCCGTTGGGCACGGCCTTTACGCCGAAGTCCGCCGGGGTGTTCCAGCTGATGGCCCATGCACGGTAGTTGGGGGTCTTATAGACCTTACCGTCTGCCTTCAGATGGCAGGCCGGTGTCTGGTTCCGCAGGAAAATGGAGCCATTGCAGATAGCGTCCCCGCCCGCCTCCGCCAGCATCTTTTTCAGGTTGGCCGTGGTGGAGCGGAGACGCTTCCGGTTGAAATAGATCTTCAAAAATTGGAGATCGGAGAGCGGGACAGTGCCCGCTCTCATGCTCATGTGTGAGCCTCCGTATTCTGTTTCCCCTGATCGCTGGCCTGACGAATGGCATCCAGCATATTTTTAATAAAGGCGGGGTATGGGATCCCCATTACCGCTGTATTCTCCAAAATCGACAATCCTTCGTTTGCGATGAAAAACATACACACAGCGTCACGGGCAAAGTCGCTGGATGTGGCCTGATCCAATAATGCCCCCATCCATACCAGCGCCAGCATGACGCACTTCTTCGCCAGCCCCTTGAACCCGGCGTCGGAACTCAGCGCCCCGGTTTTGCTTTTGCCGGACTTGTGCCAGATCGCTGCCACCAGCCAGCCCGTGGCGTAATCCAACGCCATAAAGCAGATCAGAACTTTGAGAGCCACGTCCCAACCTCCAAGTGCCTGGGCGATGGCGGAGCCAGCCGCAGCCAGCACCGCCAACACCGTATTTTTGATGTGTAAAGCGTTCATGGTGTACCTCCTTTCGGTGGTCACACCTGCACGGCCATGGTGGGATGGCCGCCCTCGTCCCACGTAATATCGTAGGTGCCCTCCGGGGTCTCCACCCGCACGGTCTGACCGGCCTTCGTGACATCGTACCGCATATAATCATGCAGATGACGCACGTCGGCGGATTCCCCCTCATTCGGGATGAAGCCCTCTTTCATCTCTTGCTCCGTCCAACCGGCCACGCCACCGTCGGGATTCAGGTGGAAGTTGGCGCCGGCCTCCTTCAGCTCCGCGTTAATGGTCTCCACGGTCTTGCCGTTCTTCTTGCCCTCGTTGATGATCTCAGCAAACTTCTTTTCCATAATGTATACCCCTTTCATTTTTTCGGTTGAACTTCAACCGGGTTTAATTTGTTGTTGCCCCACATTCCGACGCGTTCCGACACGGTTTCTGTGGTATCATCCCCTCAAAGGAGATGATTTGAATGACCGAAGCACAGCGCCAAGCCTACGAAGAACTCTACTACATGACCGTAGAGCTGTTAGACGAACTGGACGCCCTCAAGCGTAAGATCGTCGCCCAGCAAGCCGCGTCGGAGGTTTTGTGGGATCTGCCGGAGGATTGACCCTCCGGCTTTTTCCCGTCAGGGGAGTTTTTGGAGGCGGCACCCGATGCCCGCGCTCTCGCTCAGACCGTAAAGGGTGTCGGTGACCTCGATGGGCTTGCCGTCAGAGGTGATACGAGTAGTAGCCATAGTTTTGTTTTCCTTTTCTTTGTTCAAATTTATTTATCATCGGCGTATTTTTGCCGGTGATCTCCTTATAGTCCTGCGCGCTGATCCAACCTCTCGATGGCAATCCCGTTGTACATCACACTGGCAATAAGTTTTGATGTATCAAAGGGCATAACAAGTTTCCCTCCTTCAATCGACCTTATACATGGCATATACATATACAACTTTGACGCTGCGTTCCTCAATGGCTCCGGGCACCAATGTTGCTCCACTGACCGTAGGATAAAATGCTGCAAATGTTCTGGTGGTAACTACATGGATGTTCGTATTGACATCCGCTATTATTTCCGCAGAATTGAATGATTCCCCTCCAAGAGGTATCCTCTTCATGGTTCCGTTTGAAATATAAGTGATCGAAGCGGTAGCGTCTGCGCCTTCTCCTGAAAAGTTCACTGTCTTACTGCCACCGGAAGATGATGCCTCAAGTGTGCCAGTGATTTTCGTCCCGCTCTTGTCGTGGGCTGTATATCCCTTTTGTAAGGTCTCAGGGGTTACTGTATCAGACCGGAGATCTAAAATAGTTTCTCCATTTACTATTACCTGATTTGTGTTTGCCATAATAATTCTCCTTCCTTGGAAAGGAAGCTGATGCCCCCCACCCTTAGCCGATGGTGACCGTCTGGCCTCCCTGCTCGTTGTCGGTGTAGCTGACAGGGATCGCCGCCACAGTGACGGAGGACAGGCAGTTGTAGCCCTCATCCGGTAAAATTTCCTGCTGGGCGAAGGTGGGCGTGGCATTCTTGGCCTGCGCCTTCATGCCCTCGCTGCCCACCATGTTAAACACAAGGCTCATGCTGCCACCTCAACTCTCAGGATGTTCACGGTCAGGTTTGCTGTGGGCTTCTCGCTGCAATGGAAAGTCATCTTTCCAGCCGCAGTTACATCATCGGCGTAGATCGCGGCGTTAGCGTATGCCTCGTGGCTTCCGCTGGAAGGACAGACTGTGTATGCGTATCCGCTTGCGGCAAAGTTGTTGTTGCTGATCGTCTGCGTGTTGCCGCTCCATCCCGCTACCGTCAGCGTCACTGTAAAGGAAAGCGCCTTCGCCGCCTTGCCGTCCCACGTGGTTTTTTGCGCGGCGGTCACGTGGATCGTGGTGTTCCCGGCGTGGGCCGTCAGATTGCTTTGTACCGTCGCCGCCGCACCCGCCGATTCCTTCCCGTCCAGCGCTTCCCGGATATCGCTGTGGGCATCAGCACTCTGGTTATGTGCCGTTACATAGCCCTGTGCCTCGTTCTTGGTGGCAAAGTCACCGCCGACAACTGCCTCCGCCTGCTTCGCCCAATACTTGGCGTTGTCCGTGTCCTCGCCGGGTCGGGTCCCTGTGCCGCCTACCGCCCAGCTCTGGGCGGTTTTGTTGATACCGTCCACGCTGGCCGCGCTCTGCGCCGCCGCTGCCGCTGCCGCGCTGGCTTGAGACGCGGAGCCGGATGCTGCTTCCGCCGCCGTGCTGGCCGTGCTTGCCGCGCTGCTGGCGGTGCTGGCAGCTGTTCCTGCGTTTCTGGAAGCGCTCTGAGCCGTCTGGGCGCTGGCAGATGCGCTCTCCGCACTCCCCGCCGCTGCATTGGCCTGCGCGGTTGCTTGGGCAACAATGCCGGTGTTCTCGTCGGCTCTGGCCTTCTCAGCAGCTTCTCTGGCTGCTTCCGCAGCCGCCCGAGCGCCCTCTGCCGAAACCCGCTGGTTCTCATTCTGGACACGGGTAGATTCCTCAGAGACCCGGCCCTGTTCCGCCACTGCCCGATTGCTTTCCGCCGTGGCTCGGCTGGTCTCCGCCTCCCTCCGGGCAGTCTCAGCGTTGACTCTGGCTGTTTCGGCGGTGCTCCGGCTCTGCTCAGACTTCGCCCGGGCTGCCTCAGCGCTGTTTCTCTCGGCCTCTGCCGTCTGTCTGGTGGCTTCCTGACTTTGACGGGTGCTCTCTGCGCCGGACCGCGCCGTCTCTGCACTGTCACGGGCTTGCTCTGCGGATGCCCGGGCCGTCTCAGATGCCGCGCGGGCTTCTTCCGCACGGACCCGGCCCTCTTCGGCGGTCACACGCCCCTGCTCTGCTGCGACACGCGCCGCCTCCGCCTGCTTGCGGCTCTCCTCTGTGGCGTCATCCGTCAGAACCGCCGGGATCAGGGTCTCGTTGATGTACTTCTTGATAATGTTGCCGGATTCATCGAACTTGGCTTTCAGCTCCGCACTAGTCAGACCGCCCACATCGTTGGGTTCGTCATCCAGCTTCTGAATGATGTTCAGATCACCGTCCAGCAGTTGGATTTCCAGATTGGAGTTAGCTACCACGTTCAGATCCGCTGTCAATCGCTTCTCCATTTAAGCACCTACCTCCGTTTTCGGCACTTCGCCGGTCTCGTTGATTTTCCGCTGCAACTGGCCGTATCCGGCCCCGCCCCGAATGGGGACGGCTTCCTCCTCGGTAACAAGCTGTTCGCCCTCTGCTCCCGGCTGACCACCAATCATGGCACGTTCCTGCTGCTGGAGGGCTTGGATCAGTGCCTCCTTGTCGGTGATCTGTCCGGCGGGCAGCCGTTTCAGATATTCCACCGTGGAGATCTTGCCCTGCATCAGCAGATTGTCCAGCGTCTGCATGGCGGCGATCTCGCTCCAGTAGGAAGCCGCCCCCGCATCCAGTCCGATGGTGAAGGGAATCTCCTTCAGAATAGAGAAGTCAAAGGGAACTACCAATTTGCTGTTGTCATAAGGGTTGGAGATCTCCACATACCGTTCTCCGTAGTATTCGCCCATGAACTCCATGTAGATGCGGCCCAGATCCTCAATGCTCTGCAAAAGGTTCTGCTTCGTCAGCTCCATAGGCGTTGCCGCCGCCCGCTGCAAGGCGATAATGGCGGAGGTGTTGTCCGGGCGGGTATCGCCCAGCGCCACGTCCGACGCGCCGAGGAACTTCTGCGTGTAGCTGATGGCAATGTCGATAAACTGGCTGATCTGGGGGGAGATGCTGGCCGGGTCAATGATCTTCGCCACGCCCTCCACGCTTCCGTTTACCGGAATGGCCCCGCCGATCTTGTTTGTCCACTTGGCTACCTTGGTGGAATCGTATACCACCTTCGGATAGGCCAGCGTCATGAGGGAGATCATGGACATGGCAAACAGCTTATTGACAAAGATCTGGTTGGGCAGAAGGCCGGTAATCATGGCCTGTCCGTGATAGCAGTCCTGCACATAGTCCCAGTTCATCCACGTCAGGGGATACAGCTTGATACCGAGGTCCAGATCGCCCCGGATCTCCGCTTGCCGGGTGCACTCGTAGGCGTGGACGGTGCCGGTCTCGTCATCCTTCCATAGCCGGAGCAGCACCGTCACCTTGTTCCCGCTGCCGCTCATGGAATCCATGTAGTTGTTGCCGCAGTCCTTGTTGTCCGGCTGGATCTCGTCCGGGTCCTTGCCGTACCGCTTGGCTCGCTTCCGGGCTTCACTCAGCAGCATCCGCCGTTCCAGAATGATGTAGGGCTGGCTCTGCACGTCCCGGTTGTTGGGGTTGCCGAACATAACCTGCGTATTCATCAGAACCTCCGTGCGGATGGCCCCCTTGCTGGCCTGCCCAGTCTCCGCCGTATCGTCCCAGTAGGTATACATACAGCCGTCACCGTCCACGGCGGCATTGCGGGTATACTCCCGGATGCGCCCGCCGATGCTGTTGCGCTCGAAGATGGACGCGAACTGATCGTTGAGAATGTCGGCCACCAGCTCCAAAGTCTGCGTGTTCCGCTCCCCGCTGGAGGACATGGCCCGCGCCCACAGCTTCAGATTGTCCGTGGAGATATTCGCCACGGAGAACAGCACAACCCGCTTCAAAAAGTTAAATACGGGGGTGGGGAGGCCGTTGCTCTGCACCCCCTCCCACTGCTTACCAATGAAGAAATTTTCGTTGGTTTCCACGCAGTCATAGAGGTCAATGCCGCTGTTGAAGCTGATGCCCGCGTTGTATTCCTTGCCGACCCGCTCCGGGGTCATCGTCTGTTTGCTCATGGGTTCACCCCTTTATTTCACATTTCCGGTATAGCGGAGCTGCACGTCCGTCTCCAGCACTGTTGCGGTAGACGATGCCGATTTGCTCTTGAATACCAGCTTGTAGAAGGTGGCCTTCTTCACCTTCATCTTCACCCGCCGCACCTGCGGCTTTCGGTTGGTGCCGAAAGACCAGTGGGCGAAATCCGCATGGGCAAAGGTGGCAAGGCCGGAGGACACGATTTTCTCCGGGTAGTCGCTGCGGCGGTTGGTCTCCACCGTCACATGAACCCGGGCGTTGCTCTCCGGCTGGATCGCCACGAAAATAAGCGGGCTGTACTTCAGCACCCAGTCCCGGTCAAAATCCATGGAGCCGGTGGCGGCGTAGGCGTCAATGTCCTTGCCGTCATCGTTCCGGTACTGCCGGGAAAGATGCACCACGCCGCCGTCAGGCCGGAAGCCGTAAGTTTCCAACCCTACTTCCACCATGGCCCGGAAGCTCAGTCCGATATAGAGATACCATGCGTCCGCGCCGTAGTTCAGAATCAGCGCCTTGTCTCCGTACATCCACCAGTATTCCTGCGCCGATTTCCGGTTGAAGGTCCGGGTCTCTTTCATGTCAAAACCTTGCAGCGTCACTTCTACCCGGTCGGAGATCCGTTCCGCGTTCCGCTCGTCAAAGGTGATATTGCCGCTGGTGGATACGCTCCGCCACCGGTACACCGCCTGATCGTCCAGCGTCAGGGGGTTGTTCTCCAAAATGTCCACCTGCCCCGGAGCCTTATTGCCGAACTGCCGGTTGACAGGGGTCACATAGAACGCCGCCGTGGTGACGTCCGTAGCCGTTACCAGCGTGGAATAGCTCATGGAGTAGGTAGCGTCCTGCTTGAATACCACCAGCCGTGCGTAGTGACGCACCATGCCGGTGATAGGCGTGTTGGCCTCGCCAACCTCCGCCTCGTACAGATCCGGGAAGTATTCCGCCGAGGGCTTTCCGGTGGCGGAATCAATACCGGAGTAAATGGTTTTGTTGGTGCCGTCTCCGTATAGAAACACACGGCTGTCCGTCTGTCCGTTGTAAAGCTCGGAGAAGCGCATCCCCGTTACCTGCGCCCGTTCTCCGTTGCCGCTGCGGTAGATCAGCTCCAGCGTGTTGACACCGGCAGCGGGGGCAGGGGTAATGGTAAAGGTCCGTGCCGTCAGGTCGGAGGTGTAGGTCTGCGCCGTGTCCCCAATCTTCACGGAGATGATCTCATCCACCGTCTTTTCCGGGATGTGGAAAACCGTCTCCTTTCCGTCTGGGGAATACAGCACCTTTCGCTTGCCCGTCAGCCGGTTCACGTTTTCCAGCAGGAACCCACCGCCCGCAGGCGTGGTGGCGTTCATCACCGTGGGGATATAGCCCTCCACCGCCGCAAAGCTGCTGTCCTCTTTGCCGTCCCAGCTCATGTATTCATGGCCGTTCAGCAGGTAAACCTTGTTGGAAAACCCGAAGAACGAGGTCTGGTCCTGCGTACACTGGCCCACAACCTTGGTTGTTGCCGCTGCCGGGTCCAGGGAGAAGATCAGCCCGCCGAAGGCGGCAAGGGTCCGCTGCTTACTGTCTACCACGCCCTCCCACGCGCCGGAGAAAACCGGGTTTGCTGTGGGGGCCGTGTGGCCGCTCTCCGCACACCATGCGTCCCATGCCGTTTTCAGGTTCAGGACCGTCTTAGTGCCGGGGCGCAGCTGCAAGTGCTTCTCCCGCGTTACACGGAAGTTCCGCATCTTGCTCATTTCGCCGTTCTTGATCTTGGTATCCCCGTCCGGGTTCTCGTTCAGGCCCAAAAACTGGCGGATCTTCAACACCTGAATATCGTTGCTGGATGTGATTTGAGCCATCGTCCGGGCCTCCTTTATCCGTAGGATAGATAACCGGCGGTCATCTCCCCGCCCGTCATTACGTCATCGTAGTCCTCGCCCTCATCGAAATCGTCCACGATCTTTTCCACGGTTTTCTGCGCGCCCAGAACGCGGGTGACACAGAAATACCGGGCAGCGTCGCAGATATGGGTGATCTCGTGGGGCTCCGTGGCGCAGTCCGAGGGGTTTTTCTCGTCATGCTGGATGGAGGGCAGATTGCGGATCAGGCCCACGCAATTTTCCGTCACCAGCAGTCCGGGCCGGTCCGTGTCGCTCTTCATGGGCTTCAGCAGCTCCTTAACGGCCATCCATCCTTGAACGCGGTTGTTGCTGGCTTTCAGCAGTCCTAACCCGTACTGTGCGAAGATCTCCGCCATGCTCCGCCCGCTGTCCTTCTGCCGGTTCCACATATCCGGCGGGGCAATGGTGAACTCAATGTGTTCCTCCGGCGGGGTCAGGGCATTTGCCAGCTTTGCCGCTTCGCTGACGATCAATCCGCTTTGCTGTACCTCCCGGTACACATAGGCCCGCCCCTCAAAGTCCACCGCCACCCATAGGCAGGCGAACATATCAAGGCCGTAGTCGAACGCCCGGTATTTCTTCCACTCACGGGGCACCCGTACAAAAGGCGCAATCACATGAGTTTCTTTGCGGAACTCCGGGAAAAACGTGCCTGCCATGGCGTTCCAGTCGCCGTAACGCCACGCCCGCCGTACATCCTCCGGCAGCAGGTCCAGCATTTGCTTGTACTCCGGGGACGCCTCCAAAAGCTGGGGGTTATCGTCCACCGTGGCAGGGATAAAGGTGTAATCCTTGGCCTTTTCCCCCTCCCGGTACTCCCGGTCCACGAACAGCCGCTTTACCCACAGGTGGCCGATGCCGCCGGGGTTGCAGGTCAGGTACATCCGCCGGGGGAACTTGGTCGCGCCGCGCAAGCACGCGCCCAGCGTGCGGAACTGGGATTCTGAGAACTGGGTGGCCTCCTCCATGAAGATCCAGTCAAATTCAAGGCCCTGATACTCCTGATCGTCTCCCGCTCCGTAGTGCCCGAACTTGATGATGCTGCCGTTGCAGAAGAACATCATCCGCATACTGCCGTTGTAGCTGCCCACCTCCGGCGGGATCAGCTTCTGCATAGGCAGGATGATGTTCTGTTCCAATTCCGGGTACTCCCGGCGCACGATCAGGATCTTGATGCCGGGGTAGGTGAGCGCGCCGCCTGCCGCCTTCCGCAGCAGAACGTGTGTCTTGCCGCCGCCTCTGGCACCGCCGTAAGCCGTGTACCGGCTCCGGGACTGGCAGAACTGCTTCTGCTTGGGGTTCAGCGTCCCCAAATCCACCTGTACCGTTCCGCCTGCTGTCTGTTTATATCGAGGCATAACCGCTCCTTATATCTGGCGGACGGGCCGGGTTCATGCACCCGCTCCGTCCATATAGGCGGGAAGGGGCCGAAGCCCCCTCCCATGAGATCACTCGTAATCCTTGGAGCCCTCGATGCCCACACAGCCATCCTTGGTGCCTACGGCCCGCATGGTCTGACCGGCGGTCAGGGTCACAGCAGCAGTGTAGATCTGGGCGGTGTTGGAGTACCGGGGATTAGTGCCGTCGGTGGTGTACTTGAACACCACGCCGGACACGGCGGTGATGCTGACGGCATGGCCGGTAATAGACATCACGGGTGTCGCCAGAATAGCGGCATTGCCGCAGACAGCCACGCCGTCGCCCTTGGCCCCCAGCACGAAGCTGTCATAGTAGGTCACGCCCTGCACCACGGGGCCGGAATAGCCCTGCACCTCGGTCAGGATGTTGTACTTCTGGAGCTTCACAGGGTCCACGGTGCAGCCCTTGTGCTTGATGAAGAAGTACACACCGGCGGGCATGTAGCTGGTGGGGATGGGCTTCACGCGGCAGCCATCGAACTCGCCCACAACGCCCTTTGCCAGAGCCTCCTTGCCCAGAGCGTCCACGCCGATGTAATCGGGCATCTGCTTGAGCAGCTTGTAATACTCGGTGGCGATATAGAGGGTGCGGCCCTCCAGAGGCACCAGCGCGTCGGTCATCTTCGCGTTCAGGTCGATGATAAGACCGCCGATGGTGGCCTTGGTGGGGGCGGTAGTCTCCTTGACGGCGATGTTCGCGCCCATGATCCACTTCTTGATGCGGTGCTTGTCCATGCCGGGGATGGTCACCTCGTCCAGCTGGCGGCGCAGGGCGCTGCCTGCGGACTTCTGGATGGCCTGATCGGTCTGGTCCAGCGCGTCAATGGTGAAGGAAAAGGCGGGCTGCTGCTCGCAGGTCATCTCCTGAAGGGTGTCGCCCACGTCATGGACTTCGCCAAAGCGGTTGGAGCCGCTGCGGGTGTACTGGGTCTCGGGCACGGTGTTCACGCTGCCGATGCGGATGGTGCGGCTGTTGGGATCCAGCCAGGAATAGCTGTTGCCGCAGTCATCGGCGGTGATGGAGGCTTTCTTGAAGCGCTCCGCGATCTTGGTTGCGTACTTAATTGCGTAGTTGATAGCCATAGGTAAAAACCTCTCTTTCGTCCGGTTTCCCCATAGGCAAAAGAGCCGTTACATGGCACTGTCAAAGGCGTCTCCGAAATCGTCCCGCGTCTTGGAGTTGTCCCCGGCACTTCTCATGCTGCCGGTGGAGCGCTCCGCGTTCCGCTGGTTCTGCTGTACGGAGGCGGTCTCCCGCTTGGCGTCTGCCGCGTCCTGCCGCGCCTGCTGCACGGCGTACCGGGCGTAGGCGGCTACCAGAGAAGAGCCGTTCCGCACGTCTGCCCAAACCTGGGGTGGGATACTGTTGGGATCCTTTGCTGCCTCGGGGAATGTCTGTTGAAATTCCTGAATGTCCGCCTGTCGGCGGCTTGCCGCCTCGGCCTCGGCCCGCTGGGCCTGCGCCATGGCGTCCTGCTGGGCCTGCCGCTCCGCTTCTGCGGCGGCCACAACGGCCTCCCGGTCCTCAAGCTCCACGGAGCGCCGCGCGTCCGCTTCACTCAGGCCCTCGGCCTGCTTTGCCTGCGCCCGGAGCATGGAAATGTAGTCCTTGGTGTTCAACCCCTGCTGGTTTGCAAAGCGGTTGACCATCTCCATCACAGGCTTAAATTCGTCATACTGGCTGCGGATGCGGTCATAGTCCAGACCCTTCTGGGCCAGTGCCACCATTTCCGCTTCGTTGGCCTGCCGCACCTCGCCCATGTGCCGCAGTTCCCATGTCTGGGGCCGTGCGTCCACGGTCTCTGTCTCGGTTTGCTGCGTCCGGGCTGCCTGTTCCGCATCTGCGGGAGGCTCGGTGCCCTCTTCCGGCGTCTCCGCGCTCTCACTGGGGTCCTCGACAGGCGTTTCCTCGCCAGTCTCCACCGGCTCTGCGGTTTCCTCCGGCTGGTCTGCCGTCATCTCCGCGCCGCCGTCCCAATCGTCCAAAAAGGCGTCCGTAGTTTCGGACTCCTGTTCGGGGATCTGGTTCATGTTTTCGTCCATATTGGCCTCTTTCCCCAGCCTTGTCTGGCCGGTTTTTTGTATTTCCAAAGCCTGGTCTGGCTTTGCTGACAAAACAAAAACGAGACCACAAGAAACGGCTTTCGCCGTTCTCATGGCCTCGTTGGGCTCTCGTTTATTCAGTTTGCTGGAGAATTATTCCACAATCTCCCAGTCATCAGCCAGCATATCCGCCTGACTTGCCAACCATCCCATTTGGATGCCGGAAGTGCCGCAGAAAGCAATGGCTTTGTTGCCGATAGCATCGTGTTCTGCGTTGACAATCACGCCCTCCGGGCTCGTATAGCTGATGGCTGATGCCAATTCGATGTGCTGGTTTTTCCCGTTCCAGCCTGCACGCCTGCATTTCTTGCCCTTCTTCATAGCCTCGATAGCCAAACCGAAGTTTATGCCGTCGATGGGGCGGTACGCTTCCTCGAACACGGCCTTTGGGCTCCAACTCTCGTAGCCGTCCGGGTAACGCACCCTGTAGCCGCCCTCTGTCGTAGCACCAGCCATGCGGATACTTGGTACTGCCTCAACAATTTTCGTGCCGATGTAGGTTTTCATTTTCATTGTCATTCCTCCGTCTGTACATGTGTGATGGGGAAGGGGACGTCTGTATCCAGCTCCCGCCCCTCAAAAATGGTGGGGTAGTGGCTCACCTTGCATCTTCGGCAGTAAATCGGCGTGTTGTAGATCACGCTGCCCGGTTCGATGTGCTGAAGCGCTTTCCCGCAGATAGGGCAGCGGTAGACCCACGTCCCATCTACCACCATGCTCCAAACTCCCCGTGTTCAATGCCGCCGTATAGGTTTTCCACAGTGCTTTCCACCGCCGGAAGGCTGTCTCGGAGCTTTTTGAGCAATTCAGCATATCTCTGCATGAAGAAGTTCGCCCTTGAGGGATCTTCTTCCAGCAGTAAAAGCCCTGCCAGCAGATTTGGCAATGGGCCATAGCAAATAGCGTCATCCAACTGCACCTCATCTGCCATGGATGTCACCTTTGGGCAGATAGGCCGCCTGCCGGTCTTTACCGCCTCGCGATAGTTGTCACTGTACAAAAAAGCCTCGTCAAGATTGTTATTCAGCAAACTCACCGTCCGGAGGTTATACTCCTTGGTGTCCGCCGTGTCCGTGGAGCCGGTGGATTCGTTCTGGGAATCCATCAGGTGGATGGCGATGTCAAAAATCTGCTGTACCGTAACCGCCATATCACACCTCCCGCCCCTTGAGGCTGGCTTTCATGGTGTTCAGATCGTAGGTCATCAGGTTATCAATGCCCTGTTCCACGCTTTTCTGCCGGTCCGTAGGCTCCTCCGCCTCCGGCTTCTCCGGTTCCGTGGGGGAGGGGGCTTTGATCTCCCGCAGCAGCCGCAGGATCAGCACTGCGCATACGGCAGCGCCTATGCTGGCCGCACCGCAAATCAGAGATAAAACCAAAATCAGGCCGTTCACCTCGCCGCCTCCTCACTTGAAGTCGCTTGCGTCCACGCCGTCCCCGAAGGTCACGTTCACGCTGATGTCCTGGCGGGTCTCCTGCTTGTCCTGATAGCCGCCCAGACGCTTCTGCTTGTTCAGAAAAATGCCTCGCGTCACCATGCCCTTTTCCTGGTAGATGGGGCTGGTGTCGATCTGCTCCTGAATCCGCTGGTATGCCAGCCGCACGTAGTAGCTCATAACACAGCGGGGGTCCTCGATCTCCTCATTGCCCGCTTCAAAGGCTTCCACCTGTGCCTCGACCACCTCGGCCTCCCGGCCATCGTTGTAGTCGAAATACCCCTGAAGCCGCTGAACCGTCCATCGCATCGCATTGGCAAGGCCCGCCTCGCTGTATGCCTGCTTCAGCCGGTCCTGCACGTCAAAGTATTCCTCGGACTGCTTCAGGAACGCCTTGATCCTCTCAATCGTCTGTTTTCTGTGGGCCGCGGCGGCCTTCTTGTTCATATCGTCCATGTGCGCCTTGCTGTGGTTCGATGCTGTCTTAGCCATGCTCCCGGCCCCCCTTCCGTAAAATTCCGTATTGGCCGTCTTGCCGCTTAAATTATCACATCACCGGTTGCTGCTTTACATACGCAGCACCATTACGCTGAGGCGGTTCCCTCCCACGGTGCAGTTTTCAGCGGCCATTGTCGTTTTCCTGTGAGCCATGACGAACGGTCTCACATTGTCCGGGCGCGACCCGGCATTCTGGCGGTTTCGGCAGGGTTCGAACCTGCGACCCAGCGGTTAACAACCGCTCGCTCTTCCAACTGAGCTACGAAACCATGCTCCGGTGGGTTGTTCGGACCCACCGGGCAACAGGAAAGGAACTGAAGGTGAAAACTGGCGTCTGACATAGGAGGCAGGCGGATTCTGTTCCGCCAACTTCATTCAAGCATATTTCGTCAAGTGGACACAATGGGTTTCAGTTATTTTCGTAATGTTCTACATAAAATCCCCCACCCCATTTTTCCGCCACCCCCCCGGAGGGAGCATTCGCATAGCTCCCCGCAGCTGACATGTAAGTTCTTGGAGGGGGAGAGGGGATGTGTGTATATAGCCCTATACCACGGGAAAGAGACACCCCCTGTTTTTCCGCTACCCCCCTAACCCCCTGCTCTCTGGTCTCTACCTCTGGCCCCCTGAGCCCCAGCCGGTGAAGCCTCGGCCCGTCCTGATGGAATCAGCCCCCAGCCGGAGCAGCCGACAGGAATTGCCCAGCCCGGAAGAGGAAATACACAGAATCGACACAGCAACCGCCAAAGCCCAGCAGCCACAACGGAAATATTTAATAGCCTCTTAAATCTCACCGGAAAAGGGTAATTGCCCCGCCGAATTGGAGCAGCTGACCTCTGACCAGATCACCGGTCTATCTGCGAATAGCTCCTAATATCTCGCGAATGCTCCGTTTTGCTCACGTTTCCTCTCGTTCTCTCGCGTTTTTTATTCGTTTCTTCTCCCTCTTACGCTACTTTCCCAGTAGAAGCTAATAGAATCTAACAGAAGCTAATATAAGCTAATATATATCCCAGTAATATCTAATACACGCTCACTCTCTCACTCTCTTATTCTCCCCCCTATAGTCCCCCCTCTCTCCCTCTCTCCCTCTGCCTCTGCCGCTGCCGCTGCTGCCGCCCCGCATACAAAGAGAAAAGCGCCGGGGGTGTTATCCCTCGACGCTCTACAGCTTGTCCCGGATGGCCTCAATGATCCAGGCGTTGACGCTCTGGCCTGCGGCGGCTGCTGCCGCTCTGATCTGGGCCTTGCTGGGGTCGGTGCCGATCCTCAGCTTGACCGTGACTTTCTCGTTGTTCTCGCGCTCCCATTTGAGGGAGGCTTTTCGCTGGGCGTCGCTAGTCCTCAATTCCTTGTGCTCCAATGGTTGCACCTCCTTTTGCGTCTTATTATATCGCATATGCGCGTATAAGTCAGCCTGACAACATGCACAAAAAAGTCCGCCTGATACTGTGCGAACCTGCCAAACCTGCACGAATTTGCAAAAACCCTCTTGACAGCTCGTATCAGTCCGCCTTATAATCCAAGACAACAACAGCAAACACGACAACGCCACAGGCCGACAGGCCGGAAAGGATTACAAAATGACTGCTTACTTTATCAACTGCAAGAACCTGGACGAACTGAAGAAGGCTTACAAGGCCGCCGCCATGAAGAACCACCCCGACAAAGGCGGAGACACCGCCACCATGCAGGCCATCAACGCCGAGTATTCCGCCCGGTTTGAGGTCCTGAAGCGGTCCCAGAATGAGCAGGCCGCCGAGGACACCACCGGACGGACCCACGCCACCACCGAGAGCGCAGGCGATTTCATCGCCATCATCGCGGCCCTGCTGAAGCTGGACGGTCTTGAAATTGAGTTGTGCGGTCGCTGGCTCTGGATCGGCGGCAACACCAAGGAGCACAAGGAATCCCTAAAGGCTGCCGGGTGCCGCTGGTCCTCCACTAAGAAGCTATGGAGTTGGCATTTCGCCGAAGAGGGGATGAAGTGGCACAAGGGCACCAAGACCATGGCAGAGATCCGCAGCAAGTACGGAAGCACCACCTTTGCCCGCTCCACCAACTCCGACGCGCTCCCGGCTTGACCGGGGCGCGCCACTACCAGAAAGGAGAAGGAAACAAAATGAATGACCGTACCGCCGCCACCGCTGCCCGCTTCGGCATCTCTGAACAGTGCGCCGCGCTGCAGTGCGACCTGCTGACCCTCCCCGGCGCCATCGATGTGGAATTTGATCTCGATGGATTTTATGACAATCTACGTGAGGTGATTTTCCTTGTAAAATTCGAAATCCCCGTCGCGAACAGGAACTATTACCGAGACTTTCGCACCTTACGCCAGGGCGTGATCGACACCGCCGCCCGCCACGGCCTGACCCGCACCCCGGACACCATCGAGAACTATGGCGAGCACCTGTATTTCGTCTTTCGCCACGATAGCACATGGGAACACCCCATGACTGAACAGCCCGACTAAACCACCACAGAAGGAGGAAACCGCATGAGCTATCTTGACCTATTCCAGCGCTACGGCAACCCCAGCCGCGAAGCGGAAATACGGCTGACCGCCTATCTGCTCCGGCCCGACGTCCTGACCGCCGACCGTATCAAGGCCCACGATGACAGCGCCGCCCGGATGATTGCCCGGTGTAACGAGCTGATCGACCAGCTGACCGAGTACCGCGCAGCCCTGGCGGAGCGATACGCCGCCCTTGCCACTGCCGCCTACCGTGACCGGCTGGAGCTGATCCGGGAGCGCCGTTGGCGTGATAGTCCGGTGCTGTACCATGTGCAGATTATCCGCACCTATGAGGACGGCACAGCGGAAACCGTGCTCCACGAGCATTTCACCGGCAAGGAGCGCCGCGCAGCCTTTTCCCGGTTCGCGGAGCTGAAGCACCAGCGCCCCGGCATTGAGACCTATCAAGACACCGAGAAGCGGAGTTGGGAGCGTTGACAATCAACGCGGCCCATGTTACCATCAACTTACAGACCGGCCCCCGCCGGAGAAAGGACGAAGGATCATGAAATATACTTACAAGTGCTTTGAAGATAATGCGGGCTGCCTGCACCTGGCGGTGCTGGATGATTCCGGGGCCTGTGTTTATTATCTGGCAGACCAAGACCGGGCGTTGATTTGTGAAACGCTGGACGCACTCCGCGCTGGTGGTGATCCGATTGCTGACGGATGGGAGGGCGGAGAACCGGACCCGGCTGCATGCTATGTGTGGATCGTCGATGCTGTCAACCGCCGCAACGGTGGTGCGGAAGAGATCGAGCTTTAA